AGCAGCAAATACAACAATTACAGAGGCTTGTATGGTAGCAATTAATTCCGACGGATACGCAGTGGAGGCTTCAAAAACCGAAGGTATTAAGGTGGCAGGATGCGCAATGAGATATACAGAGAACGCAGGTGCAGACGGAGAGGAAATGGTTCCGGTAAGAAGAGGGGCTTTCGTCTGGAACAATGACGGATCAATCGAGAACACAGATATCTTGAAGGATTGTTATGTATCAGATGCACAGACAGTAACCATCACCGCAGCAGGTTCCAGCAAAGCAGGAGTGATCCTTGCTGTTGAGGACGATGGTGTCACAGTAGAAATGTTATAGGAGGAAAAGAAATGTTTGTAAACCAGGCAAATTTGAGAGGGCTTAATGTAACGTTTTCAACCGCTTACAATAAAGCCTTTGACGGAGTAAAGACCAATTATGAGAAAATTGCAACAACTGTTCCAAGTACAACGGCAGAGACCGACTATAAATGGCTCGGTCAGCTGCCACAGATGAAAGAATGGGTTGGAGAAAGGGAAATCCAGAAGATGGCTGCGTACGGATACAGCATCAAGAACAAAAAGTTTGAGATGACTGTTTCTGTTCCGAGAGATGATATTGAGGATGATCAGTACGGAGTATATACTCCATTATTTTCTAACATGGGAGAAGCAGCCGCAGAACATCCGGACACCCTTGTATTTGAGACAATGAAGAAAGGATTCACAGAAAAATGCTATGATGGAAAGCCATTCTTCGCAACAGATCATCCGTCAGGAGAAGGTGGAAAGACACCAACAAGCAATATGTCACACTTGAAACTTTCTACAGATTCTTATGAGGCAGCACGTACTGCAATCATGAGTGTAACTGGAGACAAGGGAAAGAGTCTCAATCTGGTTCCTGATCTTCTTGTGGTAGCGCCTGCAAATGAGAAAATGGCAAGATTGATCCTCAAAGCAGACCAGATTGAAGGAACAACCAATGTATATAAGGATACAGCGGAATTATTGGTTGCGACTGAACTTGCAGACAAACCGGATGCATGGTTTCTCTTATGTACCAATAAATTCCTGAAGCCGTTCATCTTCCAGAAGAGAAAACCAGTGGAACTGACGGCTTTAACAAGGAATAATGATGAAAACGTGTTCATGAGGGATGAGTTTGTCTGGGGAGCTGATGGACGTTCTAATGCAGGGTATGGTTTCTGGCAGATGGCATATGGATCGGATGGAACTGCTCGGGGATAGGATGGTGAGATAGGTGGCATATTGTACCGTTGGTGAAGTGCTTGATATGTTGAAAGCAGATATGATGAATGTCATCATTGGAGATGATTATATCGAAGATGAACAGGAGAGAATCAAGGTAATTACTCCATTAGCAGAACAGGCTGTTGGCGATGCTGAAGCTGAAATTGATGGATACTTGGCAAAACGGTACAAAGTGCCATTTGTAAAAACTCCGCAGGTCATCAATAAATTTGCGAAAGATATTGCCCTATATAATTTGGTATCCAGGAAGGGCATTGATGAGTCAGAAAGAGAGAAAACATATCTGACAAGATATAATTCAGCAATCACCTTTTTGACGAAGGTCGCAGAGGGAAAGATAGACATTGGGGTTTCCGAAAAAAGCATAGAGGATGCTGCAAAGAATGGATTTTCCATGAAGAACGCAAAACGCCTGTTCACTAGAGAAAGCATGAGAGGTTGGTGAGAGTATGTCTTCTATATCAGTAAGACTGGAAGAAGATACAGATCAATTGCTTGAACGCCTAAAAAATATTCAAAATGTGGACAAGGCAGGAATTATGAATGCCATAGCAGAGGGACTTAGAACGTCTACAGAAGAACGGTTTCAATCACAGGAGACGCCGGAAGGAGTTAAGTGGAAGGAGTCTCACAGGGCAAGAGAAAAAGGTGGAAAAACATTAATCCGTACATCCGATCTCCGAACATCTATTAAAACAGAAGCCGATAGTACGGGACTTGCAATAGGAACAAATTTAATTTATGCGGCTACCCATCAGTTTGGAGATGAAAGAACTATCCGGGCAAAAAATGGAAAATATTTAAAGTTTAAAATTGGGAATAAATTTGTGAGTAAGCAGTCTGTCAGAGTGAACATCCCAGCAAGACCATTTTTAGGAATTAGTGAAAAGGACGATGAAGAAATCAGAGAGATTTTGGAAGATGTTGTTAGGGAGAACTGATGAAAAAGGAAAGAGATTTTATCGTGGAAAAGTTGCAGGAAGCGGGAGTTCATGGAAAAATTCACGATTCACTTAAAAGTTTAAAAAATTGCAACGAAGTCCATGTGGGGGCGGTACTTCGATCAGGAGAGCGGGTTTCTCGTTCCAAGTCAAAAAAAATATATGAAGACCAAGCAGGGCAAAGGATTACGAGAAAAAAGCTATTTGAACGGATTACGGTTCTCCATGTGGTGATTGGTGAGTATAACGAGGAAAAAGTAGAAAATATTTTCACGAAATTTTTAAAAATAATGTCAAAAGGAGTAGAGGTGGATGGAAACTGGGTGGAAATGGAAATCGGTGAGGTAGATTGGGTTCAGGGGGAAGATACCATATTGAAAAGTAAAATGGCAGTGGAATTTGATATGACATTGACCGGTGGCGTATATGTAGACGTTCCAATGAAAGAAATTAGCGCGAATTATGATTATACAGTTAAAAAGGTAGGCGATTAAAGTGGAGAATGAAAAATACATTACAATTGAGGAACTGAAGGAAGTAAAGAATACCTCGGATACAGTATTTGAGGGAATAAAAGCAGTTTCCGGATGGAGAAGTGGAAAAATGGTAACGGAGCAGGAATATGATGCTGCGGAAAAAACATTTTTAAACGCTCCAATGAGTGGTTTAAACGCTCCAATGAGTGGAAAGGATGATAAACATGTTTAGTTCAGTAAATGTCAACGTAGAAGATGGAAATCTTGGACGTAGTACAGTGGAGGGACGCGGTGTACAGGTAACAATCGGTGTATCAAATGTGAAAAGCACAGTTCCATTATTGATTACAAATACGATGAAACCAGATGTCATTAAAGAAAAATTAGGATATACACCTCTTGCAGATGCATGTATGGATGCAGCAGAAAACGGTTTGAAAGAGAATTATGCCATTCCGGTTACCGCAAATGTTCAGGGAACAGTGGGAAAAATCACACACTCCGGGGATGGCGCAGGTTCAATTTCAGTGGAAGGAAATCCCAATAATGTATATCAGGTAATCGTAGAGATTACCGAAACAGGGGATTTGAACAACGGTATGTTTCGATATTCCATTGATGGAGGAAATACTTTTTCGATGGAACAGATGATACCAATGACGGGTACATATGAATTGTCAAAGACGGGTCTGGTACTTAAATTTTCGGAGTCTGTTGAATTTAAAGAGGGAGATGCGTATTCCTTTGAAACGACAGAGCCGGTATTGAATAATCAAAGTGTGCTACAGGCAGTGGAAAGTTTAAAAAATAGTAATATCTCGTTTGAACTTGTACACATTGTTGGGACATCTGGAAAGGCATTGTGGGCTGCTTTACAGCAGGAAGCAGTGGAATTTCTTAATATCTATAAAAAACCGGTAATTTTTGTAGTCGAAGGAAGAGAAAAAAGGGAAGAGGAAACTTTAGACGAATATCTGATAGCTATGAAAGAGGAACGGCGTGGGATCAGCAGCATTTATATCTGTGTTTCTTTATCCTATGGAATTTATATAGGAAATGACATGTCTACAAGGATAACCAATATGGCTGGAGTCATATGTGGGTTATTTGGGCGGGCAAAGGAAAGCCTTTCAATTGGATGCGTAAAAGATTTCCCGATAAGCTCTGCAAAATTGCTGAAATTGATTCCGGAAGGTATAAGCGAGTATACAGAAAAACTGGATGAGATGGGGTATACCGTGTTCCGGCAGTATACAGGTCTGGAAAATTATTATGTTTCAAATGCAAATACACTTGCCCCGGATAACAGTGATTTTCCATATGTTGAAAATGTCAGAGTACTAAACCGTATTGTCAGGGAAGTTACAAAAAGGGCAACTGAAAACATTCAGCAGGAGATTGATCCGGAAGAGATTGAGACCAGTGTAAAAGGTATTGAGAGCGAATTGAATATCGCAATGGATGACTGTGATGATGATAAGATTATTAGTTCTGGTGAGGTTACGATTGACACGGAAAATACCAATATTCTTGTGGATGAGACATTGACTGTAAATGCAGAGTGGGTTCCGATGGGTACGTCACGCGTGTTTAATATTAATTTTGCGGTGAAAAATCCCTATGGAACATCCAGTGCAGAATAGGGGGAAAATAAATGGCAAAAAACAAATTAATTAATGGAAGAGCATACGACTGGAACAGTATTGATATTGCTGTTCCTGGAATGCAGAATATTGAGATTACAGATATATCTTATGGCAGTAAACAGGAAGAAGAGGCTGTTTATGGAAAAGGCGGAGATCCGAGAGGTTATGGGACAGGAAATCACAGTTCAGATGTGACGGTATCCATGTCAAGGGAAGACTTCAATGAATATTGCCGGGTGCTTAAGAAAAATGGTGTAAAAAGACTGTTCAATTATGTTATTCCAAAGATTACAGTTAGTTTTGCAAATGAAGAAGAGAAAACGACGACGGATATTATAAATAAAGTCAAGTTTTCAGAGACTTCATTTAAAGCGGCTCAGGGTGATAAGACATTGAAAGTTGAGTTAAAAGGAACAGCTTATGGTGGTGTTAAATACAACGGACTTCGGGCGTAAAATTTAATGATAGAAATTGGAGG